ACAGCGGTAGATTAGTTCAATGCAGAAAAAAAGGTGCAGCAAACTATGGAAATAAAACTAGAGTTAAAAAATTTGCTGGAGGACCAGTCAAAGGCCAAGGTTGTATAATGAGCAACAGAAAAAGATAATGTCTAAGAAAGAAACACTTAGAGATTGGTTTTCTAAAAATAAAGGAACAGGCTGGGTTGATTGCAAAACAGGTAAGCCTTGCGGCCGCAAGAAAGGCGAGAAAAGAAAAAGCTATCCTGCGTGTAGACCTACAAAAGCTCAATGCACATCAGCAGCCAAAAAGAAAACTAGCTCTAAAAGAATTAGTTGGAAAGACGGCAGAGTAAAAAAAAGTAATGGTGGTTTTATAGCTAAAGGCTGTGGTAAAGTTATGAATAACCGAAGAAAAGTAACTACAATCTCCTAAAGAGGATAAATAATGTTTAAAAGAACTAAAGGCTACGCAATGGGCGGTTCTGTAAAAGGAACTAAATACATGTCTAAAGGTGGTGCAGCTAAAGGAACAAAATATATGGCTAAGGGTGGAGCAGCAAAGGGAACAAAATATATGGCTAAAGGCGGTAAATCTTAATTTACACCCCTTATGTCATATTTAATTTCTAACATACCTCAGTTTAAATGTTGGGTAAGAAAAGAATTTACAGCAAATCACACTAATTATCATGGTGAGTATTTACATGCTTTGGTTATAGCTGTTAATACTATTCCAGATAGGTCTTTATCGTTTCAGGTAGTTTTTACTGGATGCGAAATTGATAATGAAGAAGACGCACCAAATATTCATGGCGGTGCTATGTGGGCAAGAATGCCTATCCAAGCTTTAGTAGCAGATATACCATTAGAAGAATGGCCAACTCCAATGGAAGACCATTTAGCTCAACCCTGGGATTGTCTTAGCCATGAGCATTCTGTTGTAGTTATGGACAGAGTAAGTTCATCTCCTTGGCTATGCAAAATAGGAGGAGAATTTTATACAGGAAAGTATCTATTTACTGTAGACTATACAGAGAATTCTATAGCAGATGATCCAGCTCAACATAAGCAGTCACATGTGTTATATTTAACAGACGCTGGTGAATATACTGGCAGTTTTGTAGCTCTGCCAAATAATAGAGTGAGAGCAACAAACCCTGCTTTGTGGCGTGTGGGCGAGGGAGCTCCAGATTTTATGCCCTCTCAATGGACGCATTCAGCAGAACAACATGAGAGCTATATGGACCCAAATATAACATTTAACAATCTATACGCTCCAGAGGATTAATTATGGCAACATCAAGCAGTACAGATTTTGAGCCAAACGTAGCTGAGTTCGTAGAAGAAGCATTTGAAAGATGTGGCTTAGAACTTAGGACTGGTTACGATCTAAAAACAGCCAAGCGTTCTATTAATATTATGTTGGCTGAATGGGCTAATAGAGGTTTAAACCAATGGACAATAGAGCAAACAACTCAAGCTTTAACAGAGGGAACATCTAGTTATTCTTTAAATTCTAATGTGATTGATATATTAGATATGGTTGTTAGGCGTACTGTTAATTCAGTAGATACAGATATTTCTATGTCCCGTTTAAGCAGAAGTGAGTATATTAATATTCCTAATAAAACAACAAAATCTAGACCTTCTCAATTTTTTCTTGACAAACTAACGACTCCAGCAATTAAGATATGGCCCGCTCCAGAAAATTCTACTGACATATTAGTATTTAATAAAATAGTAAGAATGGATGATGCAGACAAACCAACCAATACTATGGATATGCCGTTTAGGTTTTATCCTTGTTTTGCTGCTGGACTTGCTTATTACATTTCAATGAAACGATCTCCAGAAAGATCAGCGGTATTAAAACAAGCATATGAAGAAGAATTTCAACGAGCTATGTCTCAAGACGAAGATAGAGCTTCTTTTAGAATCAGACCTTATTTAAGAGGATTGTAAAATGGCTTACGCAAATGCTAAATTTGCCGTTGCTCTTTGTGATAGGTGTGGTTTTGAATATAAGCTTTTATCTCTTAAAAAAGAATGGAATGGTTTAAAAACTTGTTCTGAATGTTTTGAACCAAAACACCCTCAATTAGAACCTCATAGAGCTCCCTCAGATCCAGAAGCTTTATATGATCCAAGGCCTAGCAACGATTTAGAAATAGGCGAAGGTTTTGTATTTGTTAGAGATTCTAATATTTTTAAAGGCAATAATATGAATCCTTCAATTGTTGGTCAAAATTTTATATTAAGTGAAATGACAGCAAGTGTTGGAGCAGTTACAATAACAACATGACTTTATCTGAATTAAAAACAATTATTCAAAATTACGTTGAAAACGACGAAACAACATTTGTTTCTACGTTAGACGATATGATTCAAATAACTGAAGATAGGCTTCTTGAGTTAATTCAATTTGATTATTTTAGAAAAAATGTAACTGGTAATTTAACTACTGGAAATACTTATTTAACAGCTCCATCTGATTTTAAAATGAGTTTTTCTTTAGCTATTATTGACAGCAACAATGATTATCATTATTTAGATAAAAAACATACTAGTTTTATGCGTGAATATTCTAATGATGCAGTAGCTACATCAGAGAGAGGTAGGCCTTTGTATTATGCAGATTTTGATAAAGAACTTTCTACCGCAGCAAACAACGGATCTACTTTAATAGTGTCTCCTGTTCCAGATGCAGATTACACAGTTGAATTACATTATTTGTACGAGCCAACAAGTCTTACATCGCAAACAACAGGCACTTGGCTATCTGATAATGCAAGAAATGCTTTAATTTACGGCAGTTTAGTTGAAGCTTATACCTTTATGAAAGGAGAACCAGAGTTAATTACTTTATACGAAACTAGATTTAATCAAGAAGTCTCTCGATTAAAAAATCTAGCAGAAGCCAGGGGAAGAAAAGACGAATACAGGTATGATTCGTTAAGAACGCAAATTACTTAAAGTTTTAAAAGGAGAAGATATGAAACCAATCAAAAAATTGAAAGGCAAAAGTGTGGCTATTGTTGGGCTTGGAAAAAGTTGGCATGACTACAATTTAGCCAAATCTCATGGAGCACATTTTGACGAAGTATGGGCTATTAATGCAGTTGGATCTGTAATATTCCATGATCGAACTTTTATGATGGACCCCGTTAGTAGGTTTTTAGACTCAGATGATGCAGGTGGGCAAACAAGCGGTATGACAGATGTTTTATTAAACGATGATAAGCCTATTTATACTTGCGAATTAGACAGCAGATGCAAAAATCTTGTTGAATACCCTTTAAACGAAGTTTTACAAGCTTTTAACTGCCATTATTTAAACAATACGGTTGCTTACGCAATTGCTTTTGCTTTGTGGAACGAAGTAGGGACAATAAAAATGTTTGGGATAGACTTTAGTTACAAAGGAAACTTGCATTTTGCAGAATCTGGCAGAGCTTGCGTTGAATTTTGGCTTTCAAAAGGAATGGTAATGGGAACCAAGATTGAAGTAGCAAAAACTAGCGGATTGCTAGATACAGACGTTCCTGCTGAAGAAAAACTGTATGGATACCATCGTTTGGACGATCCTAAAGTTGTCTTGTCTGATGGCCAAGGGACTATGTTAGCTGTAAATGTTAGTGAGCTAGCTCAAGAAGAACAAAAAGACCCAGAGCCTGTATTGATAGATAGAAACGATGGTCACCTTAAAACTCCAGAGCCTAAAAAATGGTAGATAAACTAACGCCCAGCGGATTACCTGAACTTGGGGTTGTAGAAATAGCAACTACAAATTATGGGGGACACCCTCCTGAGTTTTGGGCAAAACAATTAACTGAAAAAATAGTTGGGTATTCTGACAATAACGAACAGCATATTAAAGACCAAGCTAGAGCTTACAAAGATTTAATTTACAAAGTTTGTTTGATATATATTAAAAATGCTATAAAATCTTATAAAGCGTCTTTAATTCAAGAATTAACTCAAGGAGACGCTAAAGATTTAGCAAAAATAATCAAAGGTATTTGAAATGGCAATTACATCAACACTTACAACCAGTTTTAAAAAAGAACTGCTAGAAGCAACACATAATTTTGCTACTAACGGAAATGCTTTTAAACTAGCGTTATATACAAGTTCAGCCACATTAGGCGCAGCTACCACAGCTTTTACTACTACAGGTCAAGCAACTGGAACCAATTACACATCTGGTGGAGCAGCTTTAACAAAAGTCCAACCTACCAGCGCTGGTACTACTGGGTTTACAGATTTTGCAGATTTAACTTTTGGTACAGCTACGGTTACAGCTAGAGGTTGTATGATTTATAACGATACAAATGGTGATAAATCAGTTGCAGCAATCGACTTTGGTGGAGATAAAACTTCTACAGCAGGCGACTTTACTATTGTATTCCCAGCGGCAGCAGCTTCTACAGCGATTATAAGAATCGCCTAGCCTTAAATGGCTAATATAAACGGTTGGGGTCGAGGGACGTGGGGCCAACTCACGTTTGGCGAAGCCTTACCAGTCACACTTACAGCTCCAGGCGCAGGAACATCTGCTCTAGGTACTGTTGCAATTGATGCAGAAGCAAATGTAGTACCAGCATCTTTAGTAGGAACAACAGGCGCACCAGTAGCAGGTGTAAATGGTCAGGCGATTGTAGCCGTCCCTGGGATTGTAGGAACATTAGGCTCTGTATCAGTTGAGGTAGATGGCGAGGCAAATGTAACACCTACAGGCCAAGCAGGCACTTCAGCTCTTGGAACAGCAACAACAGTTTCAAACAATAATTTATCTGTTACACTTAATGCTGCTACTGGATCTGTTGGTGCTGTCACCACAGACGCAGAAGCAAACGTTTTTCCAACAGGACAAAGCGCCACAGGATCAGTTGGAGCACTTTTGGTTTGGTCACGTATTGATGAAAGCCAAAGTCCAAACTATAATACTCCTAATGGGATAGATGCTACTCAAACACCCAATTGGGAAGAAGTTGCGTAAAGCAGAGGAAAAGAAATGGCAAGTTCGTATGATAATGAATTAAGACTTAATGAGATGGCTACTGGTGATGCCAGTGGGACGTGGGGAACAAACACTAATGTTAATTTAAATTTAATTAGTGAAGCTCTTGGTTATGGAACCGAAGGTATTACAACAAATGCTAATACTCACACTTCAACTATTGCAGATGGCGCAACTGACCCAGTTAGAGCTATGTATGTTGAATATACAGGCACACTAGATTCAGCTTGTACTATTACTATTGCTCCAAACACTATAAACAGAATGCAGTTTATAGAAAATGGGACAAGCGGATCTCAAAACATAATTATTTCTCAAGGCTCTGGAGCTAATATAACCATTCCGCCTGGAGATGTTAAAGCAGTTTACCTAGATGGAGCAGGAAGTGGAGCAGCAGTCGTTGACGCTTTTGCCAGTCTTAATGTTGTAGACCTTAAAGTACAAGACGATCTTACAGTTACAGACGATGCAACCATAGGTGGAACATTAGGAGTAACAGGTATAGTTACACTTACTGACGATCTTATTATTGGCGATGGTAAAACTATTGGTTCTGCATCGGATGTAGATGCCATGACTATTGCCTCAAATGGACAGATAACACTTACTCAAACACTTATTGGTACTGCTTTAGATATTTCAGGTGATATAGATGTTGATGGTACTACTAACTTAGACAATACAGATATTGATGGAACGCTAGATGTTTCAGGACAAGCTACTTTTGCTGACGGATCAGCAAGTGCACCTAGTATTAGTAATACAGGCGATGTTAACGCAGGACTATTCTTTAGTGCAGCAGATGTCATGTCGTTTAGTGCAGGTGGTACTGCTCAGTTTACTATGGCAGATGGTTCAATCTCTCCTGTTACAGATAACGATATTGACTTAGGTACAGCCAGTTTAAAATACAAAAGTTTTTTTGCAGGTCTAGTAGATTCTGAAAACTTTAAGATTAATGGTGGTCAAGGTGATGATGGACAAGTTCTTACTTCAACAGGAAGTGGAGTAGCTTGGGAAGCAGCTAGTGGTGGTGCTACTGACATAAACGGATTATCGGATGCCAAAACATTTGGTACTTCATCCATTATGCTTGGCGATGCAACCACAGGCACGATTGATGGTGCTAATTATAATGTTGGCTTGGGTGTAGATGTTTTTTCAGCTTTAACTTCAGGCGATTCTAATATTGCCATCGGTTTCGATGCAGCAGACACCCTTACAACTGGAAGTTTTAATGTTGCCATCGGAACAGACTCACTAGGAGCAGCAGGTTCAGGTGTAGCAAATAATATAATGATTGGTTATAACACAGGAAGTGGATTAACTGGTGATGGAAATGTTGGTATTGGACACACAGCTTTTGATGCGGCAGGTGATAGAGATGATTGTGTAGCTATAGGTAATGGAGCTTTAACAGCAGCTACTACAGGAAGTCACAATATTGCTATTGGTACTTCTGCTCTTGGCTCTGCAACAGATGCACATTCAAATGTTGCAATTGGATTTTTAGCAGCATCGTCATTAGTAACAGGCTCACCTTATGAAACAAGAAATAATGTAGCTATTGGTAGAGAAGCGTTAGAATTACAAGCCACCCAAGAAGATAATGTTGCTATTGGTTATCTAGCAATGCACGCTGGAAATAGCCCATCAAATTCTCAAAACACTATAGTTGGCTCACAGGCTTTTCCAGACGCAGGGTTTGCAGGATATGGTAATACTGGTCTTGGATTTTCATCAGGACAATCTGTTACTTCAGGATTACACAATGTTTTAATAGGTAGACAAGCAGGAAATAATATTACAACTGGCGACGAAAATATTTGTATGGGTTATTTAGCTAGACCAAGTGCAGTAGGTGGAACAGGACAAGTCGTTATTGCTTATAATTTAGCAGGTAAAGGTAATAGCACAGGCTTGTTTGGTGGTGCTAGTGGAGTATACAACGAAGGTAATACTACAGCATGGCAAACAGTTTCAGATATTAGAATTAAGAAAAATATTAGCGATAATAAAATAGGTCTTGATGCAATCAATAAAATTAAAATAAAAAACTTTGAGTATAGAACTGAAGATGAAATTACTGAATTACCTAAAGAGTCTGTCATTAAAAAAGAAGGCAATCAAGTAGGTGTGATAGCTCAAGAAATTCAAGAAATACTACCAGACCTTGTTAAAGAACAAACAACAGGCTGTTTATCAGTAAACTCTGATAATTTAACTTGGTATTTAATTAATGCTGTTCAAGAACTTTCAGCAGAAATAAAAGAATTAAAAGGAGAATAATATGAGCGCACCTAACCTAACATACACAGCAGAAGAATTAGTAAAATTCTATGCTTCATGTGATGATTCTGTTGATTTAATTAATGGAGTAATAGCAGATAATTGGGTTAATAATAATTATGCTACTTTAGACCAAGCAGGTAAAAATGCTTTGGTTGATAGAAATGTTGAAAGTTTAGAATGGCGAATGAGTATTGATGCAATCGTTGCAGATTCTACAAGCAAGACACCTTACACTAATGCAATAGCAGCAGGTAAAACTTACATAGCAGATAATTCATAATGACTAAAGATAAAGTAGAACCGAAAGAAGTTGAGTTGTCAGAAAAACAAAAATACATACAGTTGCAATTAACTGATCTTGCTAACAAAGAGAAAACTTTAATGTTTCAATTAGATCAAATAAAAGCATCTCAACAAGTTTTTAATCAAGCCTTCGTAGAAGCATCTAAAGAAGTTGCTGAAGAAGTCTTAAAAGAAAAGGAGTAGAATATGGATATATTAATACCATTAGCAATAATTACAGCAGTAGTTCTTGTTTCAATAAGAAAATTTAAACCTGCGCTTTGGGTGCAAATTAAATCAAAGTTTAAAAACTAATATGAGCTGGTTTAAAAAGTTTCTTACTTTTATCACACCTCTTTCTTATGTAGATGTAAGAACTAGAGATGTTAAAGGCCGTTATATAGCCTGTCTCTTATACACATCTCCGAGCCCACGAGACGGACTCCTATCTCGT